GATGCCGATTTTGCGGTTTCACCAATACCTTTTATGCCAGAGCCAAGAAACTGCCCCACAAGCCCTTTTGATAGTCCAGAACGAACGGTATCAAGAACGGTTGTGATTGCGCCGACTTCATCATGTGCAAGCGCCGCATTGTCTGGGTTCTGTAGCCATTCATCAAATGTTTTGTATTGCGTCACGATTTTGCGTGCGGTTGCATCATCAAGTTTTGAATTGTTTCGGTATGTGTCTATGTCACTTGCAACAATGGCAGGCGGGACATTGTTCATGCGTGAAAGCTGCACGGCTTCTGCATACTGGTCTGGGTTTCTTTGTGAAGCTGCAATTATATTGCGGCGCAACTGCTCGGCCTGTTGCTTTTTCAGATTTGCTTCATAGTTATTGATAACGCTTAATGTGCGGTCTTCTTCCATATTTATTCTCCGAATGCTATGTCCCACCAACTCCGTGTTGTTTCTTGCAGTTTTCTTTCATCAAAGTAAATTGCCATGATTGCGCTTTCAGTTGGTTCGACACCAATATCTGCAAGATATTTTTCAATCTGATTGCGCTGCGATTCAGAAATATCAGAAATTGTTTCCACGTCTGTCTTGTTGACCAGTGGCAGGTATTCTGATGCAAACTTTGAAATGTCATCTTTGGTTGGTGTTTTACCCGCCAACTGTGACTGCTGCGCTTTGAAAAGCACATAGTTTTTCATGGCTGCAACTTTTCGTTTGTTGTCTTTATTGAATGGGTCGCCGTCATCTCCGCTTGTATTTGATCTGAAATAATAATTCACAACACCGTCAACGGTATCCACCATGAATTTGTTTTCAGGCTTCGCCAATTCCTTCTGTTTTTTCATATATTCTTGGCGGTCACTATAGGTCAAAGCCTGTGCAAATTGCGGTTGGTTCAGGTCAAGCGCAAAGAATTGTGAATTCGGCATTGCATCAATTTCTGCTTTCACGTCTGGGTCAGAGACGCCTTTATACGCTGTCACGTCAATGCCAAGTGCCGCTGCTTCCGAACGAACGGATGATGGAAGTTTTGTCCAGTCACCCCTGTTTTCTTCGTTTGATTTTGCAATGGTATCTTGAAGTTCGTTTTTGCGTGCGTCCTTCTGTTCTTTCATCATTTTTTGTTCTGCATCATGCAGCGCAAGAAGTTCTTTCCCCGCTCCTGCAAATTGCTGGTCCAGTTCATTGGCTGTTTTCACCACTTCGTCAATGCCTGGTGTGTAGTCCTGTGCGTATGGAACAGAAACTGAATCATATTTCCTCTGCCATAATGCGGTGAAGTCTGCGGCGGTCATATCCTCCGTCCCCCCGTTGTTGATAACGGCATCACGTCCGACAACATTGACTGCCAAGCGCATTGGATTTTTCAAAAGCTGCGCTGCCCCACCCTCACCTTGTTGGTGTGCCATGTATAGTTCTGCGCCTGTAGGTTCGCGTCCTATTGCTTTGCGCAAATATGCAATATTGTTTTGCGTCATCTTAACAAACGCAACACTGCTGGCTGAAACGTCCATTTTGTCCATCAGTCCATAACGCTGCGCCGTTCCATCAGTGAATTGGAATATGCCGCCTGCGCTGCTTTTCGGGTTCTGTGCGTCGGCAACACCACGGCTTTCAATCAATGCAACCTTTGCCGCATATTCTGGGTCAATGCCATTCATACCTGCGATTGTTGCCGCCTTCCTGATATTTTCATTTCCTGCCACTGATTGTTTCATCATGGCATAGCGTTGTTGAGCGGCGGCGGCTGGCAAGATTGATTTCAGTTTTCCCTGAACCTTGCTGATGACCTCTGCATCTTTTATCTGACCAAGTGCCATTGCCTCATTGAACACCTGACCTGCCAGAATAATTTTGTTCGGGTCATTTGAATCAATCATGGATTCAATCTGAACACCGCGCATTTGCGAATATGCCCGTGTTTTTTCATAGGCAAGTTTCTTTTCATCCCAACCTTCGCTGGTTGCCAGTGACTGTAACAGCTGAAAGTTTTCATCTGCCTTTTTCTGAAATTCTTTATCATCCAGATAGTTCAAGGCAATGTCATTGACGTTTGATTTTATTGCAGTGTCAATCGTATTAGTTTTATAGGTCGTATATTCTTGCAACTGGTGCCGTTTTGCCACGTCCAGATACCGTGACCGCTGTTCAAGCAACTGTTTGTTGACAAGTTGACGAACGGCTGGGTTCAGGTCTGTGCGCCCGTCATATTGTTTTTGTAGGTCATTGAAAAATTTATCAACTTCCTGCGGCGCACCTAATGCGTTCTGTCCCTTTTTTGTCAGGAGTCCGCTTTCTGGATTATACATTCGGTCGTTTGCTTGGTCTACAATACTCGTTCTTTCTTTCAAAGCATACAGTTCATTATTTTCATCCTGAATGTTGATTGCCTTAGTGTGCCATTGCGCCCCAAGCCTTTGTATGGTGTTCCCGCCTTCAACCATTGCATCTGCCTGCAATGTTCCGAAGGCTGATGCTGGCGCGTTTATTTGTTGCCTCTGACCAGATATGGCATCTTGATTGATTGTACGATCTCTGTATGTCGGGACTGTTATCGCCATTTTTAATTCCTAATACCAGTTGATTGTTTCGCCATTTTTCAATTTTGTATATCCACTGCTGCTACTACCAATCGCCCCGCTCTTAGAAAAGTCCGCATAATTACTTGCTAATGTGGAAGCACCAGACAAGACACTTGAAAATGCGCTTGTTCTGGCTGCTGATTTCGCATTCTTCGCCGCCATTAGGCTGTTGTTCGCGCTCGCTTGATAATTCATGCCCTGCACTTGATATCCATATGCTTCACGCGCCGCATTGCTCCTAACGGTCAAGGCATCCAATTCACCAAACATTGATGAATCAGAAAGCGTGTCAAACACAACGTCACTGCCAAGGTCAATATTATTCGATGCAAAACCTGTGCGTTGCTTGGAAATAATTTGTGCTGTTTTCCTCCTAACGTCTTCCTCTGCTGCTTCTCCGCGCTTGATAGCATCTTGATATTGTCTGTCTGAAATTATCTTATTGTTTCTATCGACGGCTGCCTGATATTTGTACTGTGCTGCCTGTGCCTTTCCTTGCTGGATTGAACCCATTGCGCTTGTGACTGCGCCAAGGGCTGTTGCGCCAAGTGACAAGTATGCTGCTGTGCTGGCAGATATCAATCCTGCCGTTCCTGCTGCTGAAGCCCCAGCCGCGGCAATTGCTGGCAAAGCTACTATGCACATTTTCCAACCTCCTTAAAGACATAATGAAAAGGCTTATTCAACCAACCATGCGGCTCTGGCTCCATTATACTAAAACCAAGTATTTTTAACCAGTGCAATGATGCACGATTCCCTTTCATAACGTAATTGAAAACCGTTTGACCTGCCGCAATTTTTTGCAGGTGCTGACCTGACTGTTCAATGAATTGTCTTTTTACTTCTTTGATTCTATTCGTACCAAGTAACCAAACTGTTCTGCGGCGGTCAAATATATGCTGTTGCTTTGTTATTCCATAGAGAAGGATTGGAATGTCACTATCATTCAAAAATATTGTGTTTGATATTTCGCTGTTCTCCATGCTGTAAATTAGCGCGTCGAGTGGTTTCATCATACCTTGCGCCCATGCCTCTTCCTTATCAATGCTTCTTAAATGTGGGGCAATCAATTTGCAATGATCTATCGTCGCGGGGGTAGTAGTCGGTATTTTATCCATAAACAGGTGTCATTGTGAGTATTTTTGCAGGCAGAGGGTAATTGTCGTATATGTATGGCGCAACATACCCATCATCCCACATACTGCCAACAGCAAGTTCAATGATTCCAGAATATGGTTCAATTGTCTGTGCCATATCGCCATTGGTGAATTTCGGTGGAATTTCATTGAGGGGTTCGCCCTTGCGCTGCGCCCCGTAAAGTCCCCTTGTCCTATAAACTTCAAGATATATTAAACGAATTTCTTTGGGGTCGCCTTTGGTTGAACCATCTTGACCTTGATCAGTTTCTGTTGCCATTGGTTGAATTTCAAAATCATATCCCATGCCAACGTGGATGACAGTGTAATTTGAAGGCAGTGTGATTGTTCCCTGTGAAACAGTCACATTCGGCAATACGTTTCCATCTGCATAGACAGAAACTGATCGCCCTTCAAGATGCCATAGTCCTGTTATTGTCGCTGTAGGTGCGCCAGATAATCTGGATAGACCGCAATCTATAAAATAAGCATTTTCCATCGGGTCGTCAATGTATTCCGCAAGGGTTTCTATGAAGCGGCGAGTTTGACCATTGATTGTCCTTTTTACAACAAAGTGGACAATATCGCGCCTTTCGGATTCGCTGGTAATGACTGCGACGGATTCAATAACTCCGTCTGTTTCGTGCCTAGCCCATCCCCATACCTTATGCTCTCTAAGATATGTTAATGTGCAGAGAGTCCCGTCTGACATAACCGCCCAGATAACGTCATCAGGTTCTTGTGCAAATGCCCAGTCTTTGATTGTTTTATTTTTCAGAAGGTGACGTGAAATAACAGAAAGGTCATTACCGTCATACCCGTCACTTTCAAATGTATATGTGTAGTCTCTTACCCTCTTTCCATAGCGTGCGGCAAAAATAGCGGTGTTGCCAATAACAATTGGTTTTACCTCTGATGAGCCATAATTTGTTTCTGGCACCGCGTCCACGGTTGTTGGTGACAATACGCCAGTGCTGCCTATATTCCATTCTTGGCTGGTTGTCATAACTAGTAGGCTTTTAAATGATATGAGGTGCCTAATTGGGTTCACCTTGCCAGAAGCGATTGCAAACGTGATTGCGTCGTCATCCCTTGAAGGTAATCTAGTTGTCATGTTTTTATAAGCACCAGCGCGGGACATAAAAATCGTGTCAGGTTTTTCTGCGGTGTTTGCAAAAATTCGGCGTTGGTTTTGGAATGCCACAACTGATGGGCATTTCGTTGAGCCGTCATCGCCAAATGGATTTCCTTCGCGTGGCGGCGTATCAGAAACGTCTGCCAATATATTATCATCCGTGAAGCTGTTTGTCTCTGAAGAACCTATATAACCATAAATTCCTGATTTATTTTTATAAATATTGTATTTTATCGCACCTGATACTGCTGTCCAAGAGATGATATTTGTATTGCCAGCGGTGGCGAGATTATTGGTTACGTTTGCATGTGTCCTCTTGGACACTCCGCCTGATGTATAAGTTGTGAAGCTTGTGGAATCAACCCCATCTAGCGTAAAGTTGTTTGCATCAATCACGGTGATCATTTTTGTGAGATTGTTAATCTCTGTCATACCAATAACATTTGAAATATTCACCTCGTCACCAGTGGAATATCCGTGTCCTACGGCTGTCACCTTGCATGGGTTTGCTTTTGTGACTGCTGTAATGTTCTTCCCTGCTGCAAGTCCAGTCAATGATTCTTCATAGTTCTCATTTTCCACGGCCGTTATTTTGTACTTATAAACAACAGATCCAGCACCAACCCCTACCGATGCAGAAATGTTTGTTGGTTTATCAATAGTCGGATTGAAGGCAATCAATGATAGTGTCCAAGATGCGTGACCTGTTCTTGTGAGTTCACGCGGCGCATAATTCTTGTGACAAATTGTCATCACATCTGCGGTCTGCGCATAATAAAGCCCAAATAAATCTGCATCCGTATATGGTGTTTGTATCTCATAAACTCGTGCAGAAGTACCTCCGCTTGTGTAGGTCGTATAGTTTGTGGAATCAACACCATTCAGCGTAAAATTGTTGGCATCAACTACGGTGATCTTAAATTGACGGCCATTCAATTCCGTCATGCCTCCTACGTTATCTATAAAAACTTCTTGTCCCGTAGTGTAACCGTGGCCATTGCATGTCACTTGAGCCGGATTTGCTTTTGTGACTGCTGTAATGTTTTTATTTGTTTCCAGAACCAATGAGCCGTCTTTGTAAACCCTCATATAAAGATGACCAAACTCAAGGACATATGCTTGAATTGTTGAGAATTCAAAAGGAATTAATCGTACTTGGTGGTCCTCTTTCCCCGCCTGTCCAGAGAATCTTGTCCCGGGCCGCTTGTAAACTCCACCTTGGGCCATGATAACATAGTTTTTAAGGATCATGCAGCCTGTGCCGTACTTTTCAGCGTCATATCGTCCATACATATCTGGAGAAAGTTCTCCCGCTGAAAATGCTCTATAGGTTTTCTTTGGCATTATTCTGTTATCCCGTATGCTTCGCGAATCCAGTTTGCATCCATTTCAGGTTCATCCGTGGCCTCAACTTCGCCCATGCGCACAGCTTCACTGATATGGTATGAGAATTGAGCCTTCATATCCTCCACCACCTGTCTCTGTTTCGCCATTACCCGTGCGAGATCAATGCCCATATAGGCGCATAATGTGTCAAAAAATTGAGGTGTGAATATATCAAAATTCTGGATATCACGAATATGAATAAGACTGGCATCTTTTTGGTTCGTCCATATTACTGCACTCTCTTTTCCTGTATCCGAGTCATAACGCGCGGCTCTCTGAAAAGGTATTTTGTCATCAAACTTACTTGATCTGGAAATCTCTATGGCTCTCAAACAGTTTGCTGGATAATAATATTCATATTCCCATCCTATGGGCGTGTATCCTGTTAAAGATAGTGCTGTTACTATTTTTGCGAATCCCCAGTTTGCCATTGATAGCAAGCTTTGTCTTTTCTGCTCAAAGATGGTCTCGCAGTTCTGGCGTTCGATGCTCGTCTCGTTCAGTGAGTTAACACGGCGGGTGTGTCCGATATTGAAAAGAGCTGTGTTGTAACAATCAAGTTGAGTCCTTGCCATTTCCTTCACCTTCATATGCTTTTGACATTAACTGTGACGGCGAAGGTTTGTCGGCGGACAGAACGCCCATTTCTGTAACATTGACATAGCATTCAACGTCTATGCCCATGTCGTCTGCATCTTCACCCTTGCGTTTTGTGATGGATTTCACCACCAGTGTTGCAACCGCTTCAACGGTCCGCCCTGGCTCAACGTCTTTCAATCCCAGTTTTTCAACTTGGTCACAATTCAGAAAGAAGCCAATGGGATATTTCGGGTCGTAATAATCGCAACAAGGGCTTGAATTATGATCGTTCGACATATCAATTTTATTTATTTTCATCCCATTGACTCCTGATTTAGTGGTTTAGTGACAAATTATAATTTACGTTTGAAGTTAGGGGCGATTGCATCCAACTCTGCACGGGTGACTTCAAGTCCTGTTATGGTTTTTACAGCGTCAGTGCTTGGGTCATTGCGTGCTGTCCAGTGGTCTTTATTGTCGTGTTCCAGCAATTCCAGTGCGGCAAGGATTGTTGCTTTGCGCTGCTCTGTTTCTTTGTCTATTGCTGGCGGTGCCGCTGGCAATTCGCCCGCTTTTGATGCAATCTGATTCGCAAGCTGTGCTGACAGTTTGTCTTCAACGGATTCAACAGCGGATGGAGTGCCCAATTCATTTCCGTTTTTGTCACATTCAACGCCCCACATTGGCATCTTTGAGCCTTTTGGAAGTTCAAGAGGAACAATTGATTGCGAAATGTCACCACTATCTTGTGCTGGTGGATAGTAAATATCGTTTTGGAATGCGCCGGCGCGGTGCGTTACTTTGAAATAGCGTGTCATAGTGACTCCTTTGTTGGTTTTCATATTGAACGTTCAATGAGTATATTCTAAAAAGGGGCAGGTGTTAAGCCCGCCCCAATTTACGCAGAATTTAATTAGGCTTGTCCTACCAATGTTTGACCGCCAAAGGCTGCAAGTCCTGATGTCACTGTGCCAGTGGTTGGGGCTGTACCCGTCACGGTATAGACAAGGCGGACATAACGGCTGGTGCCTTCCAGCAATTCTCCAAGGTCAATACGCTGACCAAGTGCCAAACCACCAGAAGCCAGCGTACGGGAAACCGTTTGGTGTGTGATTGGCGTGGTAAATGCCGAATCAGTTGCTGATTGCACGGCAATTGCCAAGCTGGTCAAGTTGTTGAACGCCTGTGTCACATGGACAAAAGGTTCAAGCCCGTTGCCTGACGCACGTCCTGCCACACCTAAGTCAATCACGTCAGTGCTGTTGGCCGTTGCAGTGATAGCCTGATCGCGGCTAAATAAATTTTTATCATCGAGTAACATGATATTTTCCTTTCAAAAGAGGTTTGATTTAGGTTTGATTTAGTCGGGGGCGGATATTTCACCGCCCCAACTATTCATTAAGAAACAACTGATTCTGCATCAGTGATAGCGTCACATTTCACAATTGGGATGCCACGGAAGGTCGTAAATTCCTGACCATAGATTTCCTTAAGTGTGAAAGCACCGTTTGTTTTTTCGGTGGTCATAATGTCCGCCCACGTTTTAGTGGTGTTGTTCATTAAGAACACATATTTCAAACCGTAACCTTGTGGGTTGCCTGGGATTTTGTTCATCGCCTGAATCATCATACGCAATAGTTTTGCCGATGTGTCAGAACCAGAACCGAAAGTTGCCAAGTCGGAAACGTCAATATTACAAACGCGAATAATATGACGATAGTCTTTCAGGGCCAATCCACAGTGCCAGATAAATTGTGTCTGTTTAACTGTGCGCCGTGTACCACTTTCTGCAATCATTTGGCGACCAAGGTCATTGCGTTCGATACCTGCTTTGGTTCCTTTTGGATAGATACCATGCAAGCCACGTTCGCCCAAACCTACCAACCAGATTGAAGTATTGTCAGAGCCAGAACCACCAGCTTTGATGATCTGATTCCCATACTCACCAGTTGATGAATTGTAGCGCGGCGCAATCCCTAGGAAACGGTCAACGTTGATTGCTGGGTTTCCATAGAAGAATGTGGTGCTGAAAAAGTCGTTCATACCTTCCAGTGTTGCCACGTCTTCGGACGCACGCACTGCGCCTTCATTTCCACCAAGGCGCAACATTTCGGTGTCGGCTTCTGACCAACCTTCCAAAAGCATTGTGCCTTCGTCAATTTGCTTAGTGAGTGATTTGGAAGGTGTCACACCAGTATTGATGCGGCGTGTGCCTACCGTTGGTTTGCCAGCGCGTAAAGTGGTGCGATGACCAGTTGGTAAGTTACCCTCCATCCAAGGTAAGAATTTCAGAATATCGTTCTGGTTGTTGAGGACTTCAACAACGTTTGCAATATCCTGCATATTAGGGTCCATACGTTTTGCGATGTCTGAAAAAGTCAAAACATCATTTCCAATTACAGCCATGTTTTATACTCCTGTGTTAAGTTTCGGTGGGATACCAAACCTCTGCCAATGTTTTCTGTCCGTTTGTTCCGTTTCCAGTCGTGTTGAAACTTGGCCGGTCTTCACCAGTACCTTCTGCCAAGGCAAGTGCCATGGCAAAAACTCCAGGATGATTGCCAGCACCGTAATGGCCCAAGAATGTCTTATCATCTTCCGATGGGAAAAACCTCTTGATCATTTCCTCGGCACGCCCGACACGCTCCTGAAATCTGGCATCGCCATCTTTACCGAATGTTTCGTGCGTTTGTTTCTTCCAACCTTCAATTCGTGCATTGTGCTGGTCCGCTAAATTCTTCATCATATTTGATAATATTGAAGAATGAATATCGACAAGCTTTTGCGCTTCATCTTGGGTAGCATTTAGTTTTTGCAATACTGGAATTGCCTCGTTCAAAGCATTTTGGTCAATCTCAACCCCTTCAGGGATATTGAATGGCTCGTATTGTATAGTTTGCGCTTCTTGGTTCCCATCCTTTTTATCCTCACCAGAAGAATCCTCATTGTCGGTATCTTTTAGATCTTGGTTATAATCGGACTGATTAGACTGATCGGTCTTATCAGTTTCAGGCTGGTCTGCACTTTGCGCTTGTGCATCTTCGCCAGAATTCTTTTCATTAGCTGCTGGTGCCTCTGCTGGAGTGATTCCAGCGTCTGCCTCTAGTGTTTCATTCGCTGTTGGTGTCTGTGTCGTGTCTGTCATTTAATATATCCGCCTTATCTTCGTATTCCGTATCATATCTCATTTTAGCTATAATGTCTTTATCATTCAATAGGGCATTGTTAAGAAACCACAATCCTGCATTCCTTATACCCTCATTATAGGCATGTTCAGTTGGATTTTGATTAAACGTCGAATTAAAAATTCGCGCAAAATCAAGAAATACCGATAGGACATACCTTGTTTCTGGGTCATTGCAAATTTTTACAAATCCATTTGCAAGTTTTTCTTCCAAGGTATATGAGCGTTGCTTTGCTTTTTTAACTGCCTTTGGGTCGCCAGAATCGTATGACATAAATTTCCTATTATCTTGTGTTTCTAATACAATTGCGGCCAGCCGGCCCATCGGT